AATCCAAATCCTTCTTGAGATTGAATTACCATTTTAGGTTTAGATAGAGTAATGATATCTCCACTTTCGTATGTCAATTCACCTATGTATTCTCCATAAGTCGTTACTACAGTTGTTATGTTTGTCATATTTTCTCCTATAATTTTATTGCCAACACTATTAGTATGGCTAACAATAACATATTAACCATGAATAATAAAATGCCAAGAATAGTATGATACCATATCCAGCGAGTCTTATATGCATTGTCAATAGTTAATTCTTCGGGGTTAGGGTTTTCCCATGTGCCTTTATCGGGTTCACCCCATAAAGTATCTTTTATTTTATTTATTATTCCCATTTAAACTCTTTAAATTTTTCTGTGTTTACTCTTTCACCAGCTTCTGATTTATCAAACACGGGTACATCATCTTTTGTAGTGACCATATTTTGTTGGTCGTCATCTTCTAATTTCATTTTACTTCTGTCAACTTTCAGTGTAAATCTATTATATTTAGTCGGGTCGTTATATCTGTTTTTCAACTGTTTAACAAGTATCTTGCCCATAGAATTGAGTTCATCATTTGATATAAGTGCAAACATTAAATCTGCAGTTGCGGGTAAACCAAATGACTCGGAAGTATCTTCCAAGCCTGGGTCGTCACTTTGAAATCCTTGACGGTTAGTTTGAGTTGCACTCATAATTGGAACATTAAATTCTACCGCAAGTCCACGCATTTCTTCTGCAATACTCTTGATATAAGAATAAGAGTTCACTGCACCACCAATCATTTTCATTCTACTTGATGAGCAAATGTTTAGATAATCAACAAAGATTATTTCTGGTATAAAGTTTTTCTTTAGTTTTAATTCATTTAACAATGCACGAAAGTGAGAAGTGTTTGCTTGACCCGTAGGATATTCTTTGATAATTAATTTACCATCTGTCTTTGCAGTTATCTGACCCACTTTGTCTCTGAACATATCTTTAGATAAGTTTTCAATTTGGTCAATTGGTATGTTCAATAAGTTTGCATCAATTCTTTCTGCAATCCTTTCCTCTGCCATTTCCATAGTAATATATAAGACATTACGACCTTGTGATAATATATTAGATGCACAATGACACATGAATAAAGATTTACCCACACCCGTTCCCGCAAGTGCAATATTTAAAGTTTTGTTAGGTAATCCACCTTTGGTTATCTTATTGAAGTTATCTAAATCAAAAGGTATGCGTTCTTCTTGTTCGTGATAGAAATCATATCGTTCATCTACTTGTTCAAGATAATCATGACCAATTTGAGTATCAAACGAAACACCAAGTGCTTTTGATAGAACATCAGGGATTGCATTCTTTTGAAGTGTCGCATGTTTACCATCAATGATAGATATAGATTCCATTACCGCATTATATACAGAACGGTCTTGACACCATTTCTCAGTTCTTTCAATTAACCAATCTAGATTTTCAGATTCAGGTGTAAAGATATTCGGTAACATTTCAATCGCTTGTCGATAGTTTTCTTCATTAAGTCTACCACCTTCATCTATCTCAATTTTAAATGATTCTAAAGTTGGTATCTTATTATACTTCGATACGAACTTTGCAACTTCTTTGAATAAATCTTTATATGCACCTTCGAAATAATCAGGTGCAAGAAAAGGAAGAACTCTTCTTGTGTATTCTTCATTTGTTAAAAGATTTCTAAGTATCGTCTGTTCTAGATTGATGTTCATTATTTAACCATTCTATATTTTCTTGGGTAGCCATAACTTCACCCGTTTCAACATCTTGTGCAACCATAGAACCATCTACAAGAGATTGGTCTATTATATTGGAAAGTATTTTACCACAGTATTCTTGAAATGTCAAGTTGTTTTCAATTTGTAGGTCAGGGTCAGGACTGCTAATTAGTTCATAATTAAATGTAAGTGCGTCTCTCTTTCCGTCAAACGCAACATTACCATATCGAATAACCGTCTCTGGATATTCTTCTATTAGTCTTACATCCCAACCCTTCGTGTCGTCTGATTGAGGTATTATCTCGTAATGAACTCCTTCACTGAGTTTATCTAAGATATCGTTCATATAGAGTATGTTTGTTTTATGTAATCTTTAAAATCTGTTGTTTCAAATATTGGAGTCCAGAACTCAACATTGAGTGTATCTTTTTCACGAACTTTGTTTCCGATAGTTTCCCCAGTAGTTTTATCAACAACCATATACCACCCATTACTAGGCTTAACAACATAACCACCGTTAACAGCAACATCCAACAGACCGCTATAACACTGTATTCCACCTTCCCACGATACCGAGATAGGTATTTTTGACTTTTCTTTAACATATCTACTCTTGTCAATATTTATAATAAAGTGATATCCTTTTATTTCCGTTCCAGTTTTATCTTGTTGTCTACCAACAATCCAAATATTATCTGCAGAATAATAGATACCCGTACCACCACCAACAACATCTTTTGGAAATAATCCAATCTCTTTGTAGGTATGGTTCACTGCAATCAAAGGAATGTTTTTCATCTTAAGATAAGGTGTAGACATTCTAAATAATCCTTTTAACGCTTTTGCACGAGACATATCTGCAACTGATTTTTCATTTAATGCATCTTCAAGTTCTTTCTTACTTGCAAGATTACCAATCGAGTCAATCACAACAATAACATCGTCTTCTCTTTCTAGTTCTTCAAACTGTTTAATTAAATCAAACTTAAGTTCTTCTACATTTGTAATAGGAGTATGCAACACTCTGTCCATAGGAATATTAAACTGTTCAAAATAAGATTGTGGTGAACCGAACTCTGAATCATAGAATAGTAATACTGCATCTTTCTTGTTTTCTAAATAAGAACTTGCAATCTTTAATGCAAATGAAGTTTTAAAATGTTTACTAGGCCCTGCGAGGACGGTAAGTCCAGGCGTAATACCACCTTCGGTACTACCACTCAGTGCGACATTCATCATAGGAACATCTGTAGACACTACATCCGTTTCACCAAAAAACTGAGACTCAGAAAGAACTTCGGTCAACGCAATTGTTGAATTCTTTTTTAGTTTATCCATAATAGACGGCATATTATTTTTCTCCAAATTTTATATTGTTAGATTTCTCTCGTTCATCGAGTTCATACTCTTCTCGCATTTTATTGTTTATTTTAACAGACTCCGCAATTAAAGTCAAGTCTTTATTAAATTTAACAAACGCATTCATATCTTTTGGTAGACACGCACCACCAAAACCTTTCTTCCCATCAAAGCCAGGAACACGGGTATGTGAATATCCTACTCGTTTATCTGCAGCTACAGCATTGATAATTCTATTTGGACTAGACCCAAAGTCAAGAGCTGCATCATATAGTTGATTAAAAAATGTTACTTTCATTCCGAGATAACTATTGATTGCATATTTAACAAAAGATGCTTCTTGTGGTGTCATGGTTATAAAATTTCTTCCTACACATAAACTAAATTGATTATAGAAATCAATTACCCTACTACAAGACTCGGTAGAACATCCACCAAGTACATGGTAACTACTATAAATAAATTGTTCTTTTGCGGAGTTCTCTGTTAAAAACTCTGGATTGTAAGTAAGTCTTAGTTTATCATCATCGTGTATAGAGTTATATAAACGATTAATTACATCGGGAGTAATTGTTGATTTAATAACAACAAGACTTTTTGTGTGAGTGATAAGTTTTAGGACTGCATCTTCAACTATTGATGCATCTACCATACCATTATCATGCATTGGTGTAGGTGCAGTAATAAAAGTCATGATAGGTTCATACTCTACTAAATTATCTATAGTAGTATCATACAATGGGTCTACTAAAAACTTATCAACTAGTTCATGAGTAAATGCATAGTCGACTGCCTTACCAACAAAACCGTGTCCGACAATACCTAATTTTATTTTTGCGTCTTCCATTAATTTACTCCCATGTAATCTTTATACCATTCCATAAAATATGCAACACCTTCTTCAATATCCACCATGGGTTGATATCCTAACTTTTGTAGTTTGTTTGTATTACTCCAAGTTTCTAAAACATCTGCGGGGTGTGGTGGAACAAAATTTACGACTGGTTCTCTATTTAACTCTTTACCAATTCTATCTATAAACTTCATAAGTTCAACTTGTTTGCCATTACCTATATTATAGATTTCACCAGAAGATATATCTTGATTAAAGATAACTATTTTTATTCCTTCAACAATATCATCAATATAGGTAAAATCTCTTTTCATCATTCCATGATTATATGCTTTGATTGGTTCATCCTTTACTATACTTGTAGAAAAATCAAAGAGTGCCATGTCGGGTCTACCCCATGGCCCATAGACCGTAAAAAATCTTAAACCTATATTATGCAAACCTGACATTTTAAACTGACATTCGTTTACATACTTAGTGTATGCATAGGGGTTCTTTTGATGTGGATGGACAATATCTTCTGTCCAAGGTAACGTAGTTGTACCACTATAAACAGAACTTGTTGATGCATATATAACTTTTTGTACATCATGTAGTTTACATACGTTAATTAAGTTTTGTGTACCCTCTATATTATCCTTATGATATAAATGTTCGTTACCCATACTGTTTCGTACTCCCGCACGAGCAGCTAAATGTACAACAATATCTGGTTCGTAATCTTGAAAAAGATAATCTAGTTTTTCAAAGTTATTTAAATCGCAGTCTCTTATTTCTAAACCAAACTCTTCGCACCTATCGTATTTTAATTTTGGGTCGTAATAATTATTAAAGTTATCTATACCAATACAAAACAAATCATACTCTTTTGTAAGTAAAGAATTCATTAGGTGACTACCGATAAACCCAGCACCACCCGTCACTAATATCTTCATGGGTTTAGTTTCTATTTCTGTAGACATATTCTAATGCTCTGTCAGCTTCTTTCACCATATCACGGTTCTTATACCAACCACCCGTGACTCCATCAAACTCCTTACATAATGTTGCAACTTGTTCTGCGGTGATTGGATATCCTTTTGAAACTGCATTACCGCATGTTGCAACCATGATTTGATACATTTTATAGTACCAACCCGTTTCTGTAGTTGCACGATATTCTGTTTCAAGTTTCTTAGACCAAAACGGACAGTCAGAATATCCCGTCCAATTATAGTTTGTATTATTTAGTTTATTCTTACGATGGTCTACTACTGCTTTTTGTAATTCTGGTGGTAATCTATCTAGAAAGTTTTTACCCTTGTTTTCAATATAAGAATGTTTCTCCATCAACATTTGTGGGTCAAGAGTAATACCACTATTTCTAAAATAAAAGTTGAACGCATTTGGATATTGTGCGGGAACATAATACATTCTTGCAAGGTCTTTAGTTTGTTCGTCACCAATCTCTTTGAATTCTTTGTTCATTGCAAACCAGAAATGTGATAAATCTTTTGAGTAAACTTCTTTGGTCAATGGAAATACTAGACGGAACTTTGGTTTCTTAGTTGTTGAAGATGCGGTACTGTAACAGACATATTCATATGCACCAAATAAATCATATAATTGTTTTGTTAATAAATCCAAATTAGTATGCTGAATATCAGATGCGCCGTCAAGTATAAAACTATCGCAATCAAGACAAGCCCAAGAACCCCATTTATTAACATTCTTATTACTTCTTGTCCCGTCTTTGTGAAAGATAGCAGGACTAATAAGAGCAGAACTATTATTTCCACCTTTTTCTCCTTTTTTATTTGACAATTCATACAGTAATAAACACATTTTATCCCATGACTGGAATTGCATAGACCTATGAGTTTTATTGTCATAGGTATTTTTGAAAATGGTTAGACTATACATTGTTGCATATTATACATGGTTTAACAAGAATTGTCAATTGGAAGAGTCTTCCCAATGCATACAACCTTGTTCTTTAAATATCTTGCGATATTTTTTCATCATTCTTTCGTGTCGTTTTTGTAATTCCTTTTCTTTCTTTGTTATCTTACCCAAACTTCGCACCACTATTTACATCATCTTTCTTTTTCTTTTTAAAAGTAAAAAAGTTTTTAAATCCACCACTTAATCCCCACATAGTAAATAGATATACTAAAGTTAATATACCTATCATTTGTAAGATTGCTTCAATCCACTCTAACATCAACTAAAAAAATCCTCTAACGATGCTTTGGGTTCTGCACTCCAACCAACTGCATCGAAGATTGGTTCAAGTGGTTCAAGAAAAGTTTTCTCAAACATTTTATCATAATCAATATATTTGTTTAGATTTAATTCTTTAGGTAAAACTGTCTTAAAAGAAATGACATTTTCATTTATTGGATTGGGTGTCTTCAAGTAAGTATATTTAATTTTTTCTCCATTGTTTATCGCTTCATACTTAATAGTTAAATTATTTTTTTGAAGATAATGATTATACAATAAACAACCTCTAGAATGAATAGGTGTTCCTTTACCATAAATAGTATTTCTATCTGCATATTTTTTTACATGTCGGACTCCTCTCGGAAAAGAAATATCTTCTGCGGGAGAATCTTTGAATACATTTTTAAATACACTTACAAAGTGTTGTGCATCATCTTGTGTTTGTGCAACAATAATTTTAAATAGTTCTTTCATTTTATTACGAACTAATTCTGGAGTTGAAGACTTAATTGCTTCAATACCCATGACTTTGAGTTTAGGTTCTTTGTACTGTACTCCTTCTGAGTTGTGTACATTTAGAATATATCTTTTCTTTGCAACCCAAATACCTTTATCTGCAATAACCTCTCGTCCCATTTCCATACGATTAGACATTGCACCCGTATAGTCTGCAAGTTCTTGATAGGATTTAGTTAATACTTTTTCAAAGTGTGTCTTACTAATCTCGTCCAAAAACTTAACTGGATTTTTAGGATTAAATTTCTGGACGAGTTCTCCCATATTAATATAGAGAGAATCAGTATCAATTGCAATTACATAATCTTTATCATCTGTTTCTAAAAGTTTATTCATTTCTTTGTTGACAGTTCTTTCTGCCCATAGAATAGATAGTTGACCACCAAGAGTAATTGACTCTGCAACTCTTTGGTCGAAGTATCTAAACCAACGATTACCTAATGCACCATATAACGAGTTCATCAAAATCTTGATAGACATCTGTTGATTATCTAAATGTGATATTCTATTTGATAAAGACTTAGTTGGTGTAGATTCATACTCTTGTTTTAATTCTAACATTTCTTTTTTAATGTCAACTCTTTCTTCGTAATAATTTTGTATTACATAAGGAATAACCCCTTGTCTATCTTTCTTAAATCTTGCACCATTAGGTGCAGTTGCATAAGTTGTATCGACTTCCGTCTGTTTTCTAAGTATATGTTCTAGAGAAGTATTTACTAAACCATCTACAACTGTTTCTGGAGACATATTGTTTTGAATAATAATATTTGGATACAGTGAATTCAAATCAAAGGACACGACCCACTCATGACTTCCTACTTGCGGTTCTTTTACATAACCACCAACAAAACTAGTTTTTGACTTTTCTTCTTTGGGGGGACAAACAACTTTATTGCGATTTAACATACGATAAATTATATTATCCCATATCTTTGTTGTTCCGAGTGCATCACGATAGTTTACCCCACCTCGATATGCCATAGTAAGTGTTAATGTAATTAATCCGAGTGACTCCTCAAACCTATCAATCAATTCTACATCTTTTATATTATATTCAATAAACTTTTGAAAGTCATTTTTATATAATGCAAACAAACTATCTTGTTCTTCGTATGATATCTTACCTTCACCAAGAACCACATGTGCAATATTATTTAAAGTATACGACTCTTGTTCACCAAGAGTATTGTAAGTAAATTTTCTAAATATTTCTTTATAGTCTAATTGTGTGACTCCAAGTATTTCATAAGTTATTGCTTCTTTACCATAATAGTCAGTTCCCTTATCTTCTTTCACATGTCCCCATGGTGAAAGTTCTTTTACTTTATCTTCTCCATATATTTTACGCAAACGATTAATTACATAAACCATATCAAAACTAATACTATTCCAACCCGTGACAATGTCAGGATAATTTTGTTTCCAGTAATCTAAGAACTTATGTAAGAGTGCAGCTTCATTCTGACATTTAGTATAAAGAACATTCTCTGCGGGATTATAATCTCCACAACCCCAAGTACGATAAACATTTTCTTTGTTGTTTTTTGTAGTGATTGCAGTGATAGGATAATTTGCATATTTTGGTTCGGGAAAACCTTCGTCAGATTGTACTTCAATATCAAAACTTGTAACCGAAACATCATCACGATTAAATTTTATTTCTTCGGGATATTTTTGTGCAATAAATTGTGCAACAAAATCATTCATCCCATAAATATTGAAAGTATCTACCCCCTGATATCTTTTTGTAAAGTCTGTCGCATCACGCATGGAATCAAACTCTATCGGGTCAACTGCTTCATCAAATAAAGTTTTCCAACCTGATTTGGGTTCAGGGGTAGAAACGTATAGAGTAGGTTTAAACGGAATTCTTTTCTGAACTCTTTGTCCGCCTTTATATCCTATGTAAAGTAAGTTGTTTCCAAAACGAGAAACATTTGTATAAAAATCCATTGTTGTGTATTATATAGTATTCATCAATAAAAGTCAAGGGATATTTCTACCCCTTGACCACAAATAAAAGTTATTTGATTTTAATAGTTTTAGGTTTCTTCTCTTCTGGAATGTTTCTAAACAATTCAATTGATAGAATACCATCAACTATTTCAGCACCTCTTACTTCTACATGTTCTGCAAGTGCAAAAGTTTTGTAAAAGTTTCTTTCTGCTATACCTTTATGTACGAACTCGTCAGTTTCATTTTTAATATCATTCTCGTTCTTATTTTTAGAACAAGTGATTGTTAAATTGTTTTCTTTAAGTTCAATATCAACATCTTTTTTACTGAAACCGGCGACTGCCATTTCGATAAACCATTGATTATCGCCTCTCTTGACGATATTGTATGGTATGTTAATAGTATTACCACTGTGTGGTACTGCGGCTTCGGATAGTTTATCAAAAATACTATCGAAACCTATTGTAAATGGACGGTATTGTCCAAACGCTTCTATTGTAGTCATATCTACTCCTATATTAGCAAGTTAAATGAGAACCTCACCCGAGCATTCTCTATTATTATATATATGGGGACGAATTTTAAAAATTCAAGTATTTTAACAAATACCCGATTCTTTTTGTGTTATTACTATTCTGACTCCCCGTCTAGATAATTCGTTACGAATCTTTTGTTTCTTCTTTTGCGATGTAGATTCATTATTAAGTGTAGAAAATAGTTCATCCTGAGATACATTTTTTATGTAATGATGTCTTACACTTCTTTTCTTTGTTGTTCTGTCAACTATTACTTCACTTGGTTTAAATTTTGTAGGCATTATTTATTTCCGATATTATATTTTGGACACAATTCCCATTCTGATTTTTCTTTGAATGGTATTATCTTTATTTGTTTTAGGGAACTACATTCTTTTGCTTGTTCCGTGTTCTGTATTTCAACTAGTCCCCAATCACTCAATAAAGTTGCGATTGTATTTCTACGTTCTAAATCTGATTGTTCTAGATTAGATTTTTTCCCGTCTAACATAAACAGTTCTTTAAAGTGTACTATAAAGTACCTTCCTTGTTTATGAAGTATATGACATGATTGAAATAACTTGTTTTCTTTACGAGACGCAACACCTATTCTTGTCAATGTCTCTCTTACTTTTAAAAAGTCGTCTGGTTCTGCAAGAGTTATTTCTAACATATTTGCAGGAGCCCAACTTACTATATTATTTTCTTCCACCTTTATTCACCTTTTTCCTAATGGTTTGTATCTGTTCTGGTGTAAGTAGTGGGAGTATTTGTCTTGCTTTTTCGTTGCTATATCCATAATATTCTTTCACCACTTCAACATCATTTTCTATTTCTGGTTTAATCCATTTACTAAACCTTTTTCTCTTTCTAATAATATTTATAAGAAACGAGAATTGTAAACGACTATCTAGATGATGATACTTATTCATTTCATTTGCAATCGCAACTGTGTCAGGGAAATAAGACAATGACCTATTAATTACAAATGAGTTATAATGTTTTTCATTCTCTGGGTCTACCATTAAATCTTTCTTGGTATAGTTGATTGCGTTTAAAAATTCAAATGGACTCATTTAAAACTCACATTCGCCATAACTTCGGTTAGACATGCGACCATATTTAGTTCATGGTCTGCGACAAAACTATTTTTGTATTGATAGTCTGCAAGTATCAGAACTAATTGTGGGATACTCTCAGGTTGTACTTTCTCATACATAGTATCATAGACACCACGAATGATTGCAACTGGGTCTACATCAATATTGTTGACTACCCATGTTCTCATTTGTTTAAAATCTTTTTGTTTTAATGTGGAATATAAATCATCAAACGAGTCTTCCTTGTTTACTAAAATGTTTGCATTGATTGTACCACCAATTGCATTTCTTTGACATTCGTTTAGACATCTTCTCCAATCTGGTGCATACTTAGTGATTACTTCTGCAATTACTTCTTCTTTATATTCTACACCTTCATCTTTTAGAATAGTCTGTAGTCTTTTCATGAACTGACCACATAGTTGTGCGAGTGTCTTCTTAGTAGTATTAAACTCATAGACACCACAACGAGAATGTAGTGGCTCGATTATACGATTCTTAAAATTACAAGTCAGAATAAATCTACAGTTCTGACTAAACTCTTCTATAAATCCACGCAGTGCGGGTTGAGTTGATTGTGGATTTAGATAATCTGCTTCATCTAGGATAACAACTTTATATCCACCTTGTAAAGAAACTGTAGATGCAAACTGTTTTATCTTACCCCGAAGAGTATCAATATTACCTTCTTCTGACCCATTAATAATAATGTAGTCAAGTTCAAGTTGTTCGCATATTGCTTTTGCAATAGTAGTTTTTCCGAGTCCCGCAGTTCCCGTAAATAACATATTAGGTATTTCACCCGATTCTACAATCTTTGAAAAAGTTTGTTTTAGTTCTTTTTGAAGTATTGTCTGTTCGACAGTTTTGGGTCGATACTTCTCAACCCATAAGAATAAATCTTCTTGCATAATGTAAAGTTCTCAAGGTGAGAAGAGTAAGAAAGCGTTGTGTATAATAATATTGTGACACCTAGCAATGTGCTTACTCTTCTCTAAAATTAAAAAGGTAGTATATCAGGTTTAACTTTTATTGTCAACCTTTGATTGTTCAGATTGGAATTGTTCACACATCTGAATAATTTGAGTTGCTTGGTCTCTTAACTGACCAATTGTTGTCAACTCTTCACCTTTAAAACCACCTCTTTGAACTACGGTATCAATTACTGCAACAGTAGACCTTGATACTCGATTCGCAATTTCATATATTTGCGAGTGGTCTTTTTGTTCTGGTACTGGTTTTGCCATTTTACACTCCTTTATAGGTTGATGATTTCTCTAATGCAATAAAGTATTCTATATCACTCTGTTTACTTGTAAAGTGTGAGATAAGTTTACTTGATATCATAACATGAAAATCCTCATCAACAACTTTTAAGTTATTTACATTCATTATGAAATTGAATTCAGTTCCTTCTGGATAACTACCTTCAACATCAATACTAAAAACATTCGAAGTTGCATTCGCAGAATCAACAATCGAAAGTCTAACTGCACCTTGTGTATTTGAGATAGACATTTCTGTATGTCCCAATGCACCAGCAGCTCTCCTAATTTTATTTAGGGTATCACTATCTAGTGAAAAATTAACTTCCGCTTCTGGCATCTGTACATCTTTACCAGATGATGTTAACATGTCTGGGTCAGAATAATAATACTTAACTGCGGAACGACCAGTTGAATCACCAACGGTCACATAGTCATCTTCAAAAGTCAAATGTGGTTTATCTACTAAAGATATCACATTTAGAAATTCACCTAAATCATAGATACCAAACTCTTTCGGGAATGATTCTGTGATAGTAGACGAAGAAAGAACATTTCTTGCGACAGAAATAGTCTTTAATTGATTACCCGTCTCCACTACTATATTCGGGTTGATATTTGCATAATTTCTTAATACACCTATCGTTTGGTCACTTAGTTCCATTATATACTCCTACTTAATTTTACTAAAGTTTTTCTCTTTTACAAACTCAATCTTTCTAGAGAATGAGGCGTCTTCGAGTTCTCCCTTATGGGAAATGACAAAAACATTTGTATCTTCTTGCAAAGTATACAGTATTTTCATCAAATTGTCAACCCCTTCCATATCTAAAGATGAATCAAATGTTTCATCTAAGATTAAAAGATTGGTTGCGACACTATTTTTCATCTTGGCAATTTGTCTCCAAGTAAATAATAATGATAAGTCGATTCTTTGTTTTTCTCCTTCTGAGAAAGAGTCATAAGTAAATGCGTCACGATGTCTAGAACGAATAGTTTCAATAAAACCTTCATCTAAATCAAAGTGAACATAAAAATCTAATATTTGTAAATATTGATTTGTTAAATTATTTATCACGGGTAAATATTGTTTAATAATTTTAGATTTAATACCCGAGTCTCTTAATAGTTCACTACTGACTTGGTGGTAAGAAAATTGTTCATTAAGTTTATATTTTCCATCTTGTAGTTTTTCTTTTTCTTTTCTAAACTCTTCTAGTTCTGCATTTGCATCTGATAAATCACCACTTGATTCTATTTGAGACTCTATATCGTTTTGCAATGAGTCGACCACTTTATTTAATTTATCAATAGTTTTGTTATTACCAGATATTTCTGCATTATAATTTGCACAATCATCAATAGTATCTTGAAACAACTGTATTGATTTATTATAATTATCTCTCTCTTCGTCAGATTTATCTATTCCTACTTTTAGTTTGTCTAATCTTTTTTGTGTTGTTTCTATTTTCTCTTGTTTTAATTTTAAGTCTATCTCTTGACTACATGTAGGACATTCATCATTCTCAGAAAAAAACTTGTTTTCTTTTTTAACAACTCTAAACTGTGCATTGATATTTGCAATAGTTTCTTCAAACTTTTCTTTTACTTTTATTACGGAACTTTGCATATCTATTGCGGGTTGTAATGATTTTTCTACTTGTTTACTTAAGATTATATTTTTATCGTTCAAATTCCTGATATCTTCTTGAGTCTTAGATATCATATCTTGTTTTTCTTTTCTGAACTGTTCGTTAACTGATGCAATATCTCTTAGATATTTTTTCTGTGCATTTATTTTAGAATTGATAAGATTGATATCATTTCCGTTTTGAGTGATTTCGTCTTTTAACTTACCGACCTTTTCTTTTAGTATAATGTTCATGAGAGAGAACATATTAATATCAAGTAGGTCTTCTATAACGCTCCTTCTTTGTTGAGAGGTAAGTTGCATGAAGGGTACGAAACTCGAAGACCCAAGAACCACAATCTGATGAAAAGACTTATGATTCAGTTTTAAAATATTTTTTTCTAACAGTGCTTGATAGTCTTTGACATGAGAGTTTTTATTCAACATGTTTCCGTCTAACCAAACTTCAAATGCATTTGGTTTAATACTACGAACAATTTTAAATTTCTTACTACCTACACTAAATTCTACTTCAACTACAGTTCCTTTTCCGTTAATAGAATTTATTAATTGATTTTTAGATATCTTACGATGTGGTTTACCAAATAATGCAAATGACAACGCATCCAACATCGTAGACTTACCACTACCATTTGCACCCACTACTAAAGTGGTAGGTGTATCTTGAAAGTTTACTTCTGTAAAGTTATTCCCAGTACTAAGAAAGTTCTTGTACTTAAGAGTTTCAAATTGTATCATAAATTATATTCTTTCTTTATCTCTTCGGGTATTGGTTCGTGAAAAGGAATACTATTCATACTTCTCACTTTCATTTCTAGAATCAAGTTTCTGTTTTTTTCTGTTGTACTTTGTTTTGTCTTGGTGCGTAGACGGTTTATGAAACTTGTCCATATTTTTTTTAACTGGATTTTTTTTACCATTTTGATTTCTCATTCAATTTCTATATTCTCTGCTTCTACCATAAGAGTAGAAATTTCTTTTTTAATTCTTTCCTTGTCTAAATCTGTGACAACCGAATCGATGTAATTATACACTATTGTCTCAGTATTGTCAAGGTCTATTTTACCATCATTTACATTAGTACCAATAAACTCTGAGAAATCTTCTGCAATTTTTAGTTCATGTATTTTTTGTGATTGTATTCTATCTATAAATCTTTCGAACTTATATGTGTCTCCTTTATTGGTTACAATAACTTTTACAAACTTATCGTCAAGATATCTTAAATCTTGAAAGTCATTTATTTTTTCGTGGTCATAATATATTTTTTCATAAATCCTATGTGGATTTTGAACGGGTGTTAATTCTCTTGTTTCAGTATCAAGAATATGAAAATACTTAGGGTCATCACAATCATTCCAAAAAAATTCCATTTGAGCACCAAGGTAGTGTATATTGCCTTGATTAGACTTGGAATGAAAATGTCCCGTTAACACCATTTCAAATTTTTCGAAAGGTTGTCTACTCATCCCGTCAATGCAAGGCATTCCTTTTGACATGTCGAATCCTTGAAGTTCTAAATGAGCTCCTATTATTGATGCGTTACAATTATTAATGAATTCTAAAGACTCTTCTTCATTATCTTCTGCAATCCATGGAAGTAATCCAATGTTCAAACCATCATAATTCATAACCATTGGTTTGTCAATAATGTTTACTTCGTTCATGTAATGTCCTTGCAATTCTTTCAGGGAGTTTAAATCATTCGTGTTTTTAAAATAAGTATCATGATTACCTAAAATAATATCCATGGTAATACCATACTCTCTAAGTTTTTCTAAAAATATTTTACGATTATGATTTAAACATTTAAAGTTTACGGTCTTACGATTATCGTAGTAATCTCCCAGATGTAAAATTCTGTCTATTCCATTATCATTCAAATGTGGAAAAAATACATCACGATAAAATTTCTCTTGATAGTCCATAAAAATATCAGAAGAATTACGGATACCACAATGGGTATCATTAAGTATAGCGATTTTCATAGTGTTCTCTCAACTATTATTTTGAATGTATTATACAGACGTTAACATGTTTTGTCAAGTGCATAATCCATTTTATTTTTAAATTCTTTATAGTACTCTTCTTCTGATAACAAGACTTTTTTATAATTATTTCTGTACTCTTTTAATTTAGAGTCAAATACTTTTGGGTCTCTAAGTTCTAAAACCTTTTCAATAAATTCTTTTGATGACGATACTCTTTGCCAGTCATCTATATTATATGTATTGTTAGTATCGTAATCTCTCCAGACCATAGGTATGATACCTATAGAAAGTGCTTCAGGATATCTACTAGTAGTTGCAGTTTGGTCAATCCAATTAAAACAAAGAGTAGAACGAGTGGGTTCTAACATTGGATATAATTGTCTCCAATCTTTTATCCACTTAGATTGTCTTTTGATACCCGAAGGAAAACCACCAACCATTACTGTAGATAATTCTGAACGATATATTTCTCTAATAGTTTTTTCTCTATCGTTTCCATGTTTCATTCTACCCCAGTATCCAAAGTCAGTTGTTTTTTCTATATCAAACAATGCGTTATCCAATCTCTGTATAAAATGATATTTCATTCCATGAATGTTTCCACTAAAGTCGGTTTCATCTATGGTGGTAAACTTTTTTATGTTCGGTAAAAAACTACGATACAATTCTTCTGTGTCTCCCCTATCACTTCTAAACATGATAACATTTTTATCTTTGAAGTAAGGTGCAATCTTTTCTATATGTGATTGTGATTTTTCTAAATCCTTTGGGTTCATTTGCAACTCCCCATGATATCTAAATTCACTATCAGAAGGGATTACAATTACATCTGCGTTTTCAATACTCTTTGGTGTACGTTTTGGTTTATTCTTATTAAAGGATACATTATATGTATCATAATTGTATTGTGGATTTTCTCTAGTCCATTTTACATAGTTTTCAAAAAAACTATCGAGTACAGTTTCAAGTGGGCCATTGTATTTTACATTCGACCTTAATCTTGCAATAGTGATGTTCATGCGATAAATGTATTCAAATTGTTTTGGTGTGATTTAAAAGTTTCTATGGTTTTATCAATTGCATTTTCTATATGTTGTTTCCATGCATCTTGATTATGTTTTTCATAGGTCATTTCTTGTATTTCTTTTCTATCAACATTTTCAAAAGATTTTATTGCAGAAACAAGTGCGTCTTTATCATTCGTTGGTATTTTTTTATAATGACTCGGACTTGCTGGAATAATTTCAGATGCATGGTTTCCGTTTTTATAAGAGTTTAAAATTATTGGTATTCCACAAGACAAAGCTTCCATTGCAGTTATACCCCATGTTTCTCTATTCCAAGTAGAAAAAAATGTATTACATTTTGAAATGTTTTTTATAACATCATCGTGTTTCAAATCCCAAACTGTATTATCCCAGTTTTTATTTTTTTCATAATATCGTGTATGGCCATCTATTTTTGCATTTGTTTTTTTAAATCGTACAGTAGAAGAAGACATCGCTGTGATAACCAATGTTTTTAAATCTGTATGTTTAGTCATGTGTTTTAATTTAAATGGTGATTTTCCTACATCACACCTACCGATAGTTCCACAATCATATTCACTATCTAGTATGTCTGGTTTCGTACAATATGAAGGTCGGATAATACCAAACGGAAGGAATTTACTTTTAGTATATTTTTTTATTTTATTATCGTACCATTCTCTTTGAAAATCAGATACGAGAAATAAAGAATGACCTTTCTTATGTAAATTTTCAAATCTTTGGTTGATAGATAGAAATGGATAAAAACAATGTTCAATACTCATTATTGGAATATGTGATTTAGATACAACTGAACCACAAAACGCACTCCAAGCAAAGTTATTCATTATGACATCTGCATTACATTCTTCTGCTTTGTTTATAATTTGTTGTTGCATTTGTTTTGTTCTTTCTTTATCAACTTCCATATGGTATTTAAAATATAAAACTTCTACATCAAAATTATTTTTTATTAACTTACAAAACATTTCTGTACCACCACTTACAGTAGAGTCAGTAATTCTTCTACCATAAGGGTCTAAAAATGGTAATAGTATTTTCATCTTATAATGTCTATTTTGTCCATATTTTCTTCGTTCCAAATCTCTGGTTCTTTTCGAACTCTACCTTCTGCAATCATTTTATCATATCTTTTGGTTGCATACTTTTTCCACCATGTGATTACATTCTCTAATTCAAATCTATCAAAGTTGACTGCTTTCTCTAGTGTCTCAGTTTTACCGAGTAAAACATCTTTTACATTTGCATATCCATACTCACTCATATAAAATCTTTTTTGTGTGGTCACATCACTTGCACCATTTATTTTATTGCAGAATAATTCATATGCTTTTTCATCATGTTGTTTCAGACTTGATTTTATAATCCCGACCATTTTGGTTTGCATTTTTAATTTACGACTTGATGCACCTTTGTGTATTAGTTCTTCCCCGCCATTCTTTTCCGTAAACCAATCACGCATTTCTGGATATATTTCGTCACCAAGTGTCAGTAAAAACTTAGACATAGTATCTCCTTTGTATCTAAGGAAAGGTTTCATACCGTCATACATAGACGCACCTTTTATATTACCATACAAAGATGTCGTTTCAAATAAACAAAATTTAGTTTTGTATTTTTGGTTTAACATTCTGCGACTATCGTGCGAACAACAAATAGATGCAAGTAATTTACCACCAAGATAATTGAATCCAAAGGGTTGTACGGGAACTATATTAAATCCCATGATTGCATGTTTGTTAAATATATCTAAATCTGGTGTTCCCCCGAGATAATCGTTTCTTGGTTTAGAGTTGATAAGTGGTGAACCAAAACGAATAAATCCTACAATAGTATTGGTGTTGGTTTCTTTAACTACCATCTTATGTGTCTTGCCTGGATTTTCATCTGGACTAAACGATGCAGTTTTTTCTAGTAGATTATCAAATAATTCCAGTGGTATTGATGTAACCTTAAAATCCATGTCTTGTGGATGCATATCATATGACTTAAACATTTCATCTTCGTCTGTAAATCCAAACAAAGGAGTTGGTAAGTTTTTAATTCTTTCTATTTTTCTTGCACGAAAATAATCGTCAATGCGATTGAAATCTTGGAAGTATTCAATAAATTTAGTTGCAGAATAGATTGCGTCTTCTTTATTTAATATCATATATAATATATAGCATTTTCCTATCTTGCACATTATACCTATCAAAACAACTAATGTCAACCATTAAAAACTTATAAATAAGAGTATGCCTATTAATACTACAAACATTACTACGCAAGTTGAAGACCAAGAACTAACGACTAATTTAAATTACTTGCAACCCACTGGTTTTAAACTACTAATAGACCGTGCAAAGTATCCTAATCTAGAATACTTCTGTCAGTCCGTAGACCATCCTAGTGTCAGTGTAAATGAAGTACCTTTACCAGTAAGAAGAATAACTTCTGTACCTTTGCCTGGCGACAAAATTACACATAACGAAATAGGATTTAATATTATTCTAGATGAAGAAATGACTGGATATAATGAAATGTATAGTTGGTTGCAAAGATTAGTTAATGAAGCACAAGTGTCTCCCGTACAAAGAGATACAAAGTTTCCAACTTACGCAGATATTACACTTATGATTTTATCGAGTCATAATAATGCAACTCAAAAAATTAAATACAATGACTGTCTACCTACTAATTTAGGTGGTATACAGTTTACCACAACAACTGGTAATGTGACCTATCTTACTTTTACTGCAAGTTTTAGGTTCTCTACCTTCGAAATAATTAAACAAACATGAAAATAATAAAAACAACAACTCCATTAGATACTGTAGAGTATGATGATGACTATCCACAAAATTTAGAACCTACAGATATTGTAGAAATATTTGAAACTCCTTTAACTGGTTCTTACAACTGGGACTACACTGTCCAAGATAATCGTATAAAAAAATTATATGAGTTAGGAAAACAACTAAATTGGAATGCAGAAGTCGATGTAGATTGGACTCCAGAAATGATTGAAACGCCTAAAGATGTATTTGAGTTTGAAGATAGTCAATGGGGTAAACATCCAGAATATAAAACTTGGGATAAGATGAGACGTAAAGAATTTTTACAAGACTTAAACAGTTGGTCAGTTAGTCAGTTTTTACATGGAGAACAAGGTGCATTGTTAGTTGCAAGTCAATTAGCATCATGCGCCCCTACCTTCAATGCAAAACTATATGCAGCTTCTCAGACCTTTGATGAAGCAAGACATGTTGAAGCATTCAATAAATATATACAAACTCGTTTAAGAAAAAGTTGGCCTGTGGGTCGTGCATTAAAAGGTTTATTAGATAAAATACTTACTGACCCTAGATGGGATTTAAAGTTTATTGGTATGCAAGTAGTAATTGAAGGACTTGCACTTGCAGCTTTTCAGGCTGCAAAAGATAATACTCGTGACCCAGTGTTTAAAGAAATGTTAGAATACATTATAAGAGACGAAGCACGTCATGTGACTTTTGGTATAAACTATCTTACTGAGTTTGTACAAACATTGTCAGAAGAAGAACAAATAGATAGAGCTAAGTTTGCATTAGAAGCATGTACAGTGAGTAGAAATAGATTAAGACCATACGATGTCTGGGAAATGTATGGAATGAACTTAGAGGAAACCGAAGAATATCAAAAGGAAGAAATTTTCCAAACACAATTTCAAGATGTATTGTTTAGTAGAATAATGCCTAATCTCAAAAAAATAGGATTATTGCGAGACGAATTGATACCTGAATACGATAAACTAGGTGTTATGGGTTATGCAAAAGGCGATAGTGATTATGAAACAAGTTGGGAGGAACTTAGTAAACCGTTAAAGGAGGCGATATGACAAGTGAAATAATTGATGTATTAATTAAACAATGTGAAGCAGGAATAGAAAGACACAAAATGAATGTTCGTGTCTTAACAGAAAAAAATGTTGGTCTTGCTGAACATGGTGATTTGATGATAACTATAGAAAGTGAATTAGATAAAATTGCACACTTTGAAGATAGACTAGAAGTATTAAAAAAACACTTTACATAATCTGTTAGATACTGTATAATATACGGTTATGATTGACTTAGATACTATATTAGCTGAGTGGAAAGAAGATTCCAAAATACCCAAAAATGAATTAGACGAGGCGTCTCGTAAGACTCCTGAACTGCATCATAAGTATTTGTCGTATCTTTCTGGAATGAAACTCAGATTAAAAAGAACAGAATTTGAACAAAAGAACTTATTGAAAGATAAGTGGTTGTACTATGAGGGTAAAATGTCTCAAGAAGATATTGAATCCAAGGGGTGGAAACCTGACCCTTATGATGGTCTTGTTATCACAACAAAGGGTCAAAAAGAAAACTGGTATGATACTGATAAAGAAATTCAAGACTCGGAACTTAAAATACAGTACCTTACGACTTGTATAGATACATTAACTGAGATTGTAAACAATGTCACATGGAGACATCAGACTATAAGTAATATGATAAAATGGAGGCAGTTTGAAACTGGTATTTGATGAGACCCGCAAATACTATTCAAGTTGGTCTCAAAGACCATTCTATGATGTTGATAGACTGCGAAGGTCATCAACTCAAAGAACTATCTGAATACTTTTCTTTTTTTGTTCCTGGCCATAGATATATGCCTGCATTTAAACGTAGGGTGTGGGATGGGAAAATTCGTTTATTTAATCAAATGACTCGTGAACTCAATACGGGTCTATATCCACATCTTAAAAAATTTGCATTGGATAGAATGTATCCCGTACAATTAGTTGACAATGATGAGTTCGGACATCCCGAAATAAAAAATAAAATACAACATAAGTCCTTAGTTAAATATCTTGACAGTCTCGATGCACCATTCGAAATAAGAGATTATCAATATGATGCAATTTCATATGGTATAGAAAACAAAAGATGTTTATTATTATCACCGACTGGTAGTGGTAAGTCGTTTATCATTTATAATTTATTACGTTGGTATGCGGATAATCATGATAAAAAGATGTTAGTTATTGTTCCCACAACAAGTCTAGTAGAACAGTTATATAAAGATTTTTATGAATATGGATTAGATGTAGAGAATGAAGTACATCGTATTTATTCTGGTAAAGATAAGGTTACTGATAAAAGAATTATAATCTCTACATGGCAATCTATCTACCGTCTTAAGTTTGATTGGTTTGAACAATTTGGTGCAGTCTTTGGAGACGAAGTGCATTTATTTAAAGCAAAATCTTTAACTGGTGTAATGAATAAATGTAAGAATGCAGAGTATCGTTTTGGTACTACGGGTACACTGGACGGTACGGAAACAAATAAACTAGTTCTAGAGGGATTGTTTGGATTGACTCATAAAGTAATTGCAACTCGAGATTTACAAGTCCGTGGTACACTTGCGGGACTTGATATTAATGTAATACTTCTTAGATATCATAATGATGTATGTCATATGATGAAAGGTAAAACTTATGCAGAAGAAGTAGATTATATCGTAAGACACGAAAAAAGAAACAACTTTATTAAGAATATGACTTTAGATTTGAAAGGTAATACTTTAGTGTTGTTTCAATATGTAGAAAAACACGGTAAAGAATTGTTTGAAATAATTCGTAAAGGTGCAGAAAAAGACCGAAAAGTATTTTATGTATCTGGTGAAGTAGATGCAAAAGACCGAGAACAAATTCGTGGGATTGTAGAGTCACAGAAAAACGCAATAATTGTTGCGTCCCTCGGTACGTTTAGTACGGGGATAAATATTAAGAACTTGCATAATATTGTTTTTGCAAGTCCAAGTAAAAGTCAGATAAAAGTATTACAGTCAATTGGTCGTGGGTTAAGACAATCAGATGACGGTAGTAATACAACTTTATATGATATTGCAGATGATATGCATATTAAGTCACATAAAAACTTTACTTTGCGTCATTCTGGAGAAAGAATAAAGATATATGCAAAAGAACAGTTTCCTTATAAACTGATTCCTATTGATTTAAAAAATGATAAATAAAGGTATGGACGATATAAAAGAAAGACATGTCGGTGATGTCCGACAATTTAAACTTGCATCTGGTGACGAGATTATTTGTGAAGTAATTGAATGGAACGACCCATACAGTACTGATGCAACTCGTCAAGAAGAAATCATAATTAGAAAATCTGCGAAAATGGTTTACATGAAAACAACTACGGGGTTTCCTTTTTATACAATGAGACCTTATATGGTATACCAAGATAGTCTTACTAGTGTTGTTGCATTGAATTCTTATCATATCATAAGTATTGCAACTCCACCAGATTACTTAATCATGCAGTGGGAAGAAGCACTTGAAGACATGCAGGCTACTCATGAAGATAGAGTTCGCAACTGGAAAGATGCGGAAGCAGCTACTCGTGAAGGTAGAATTCAAGAATATGTAGATGGATTAGTTGAAGGACTAAAAGATGACTCAAAAGAACTTGCGGAAACGATGGGTAAATTATTATTCTTTCCCACCCGTGATGAGGACGAGAAATTACACTAACATATACGGCGGGGGCGATGTAGCCAAGATTATATACTATGAAACAAGAATTGTCAAGAACTAATTTAATTATTGACTAAATATGTTTTGTAGAGTATAATACACAACAATTAATAATGGATATATTATGTCAGAATCACAGAAGAAAATAAAACCACAAGATAAACCACACTATGTAAATAACAAGGAGTTTTCTCTTGCGGTAGTAGATTATTGCAATAGATTACAAAAAGCACAAAAACAAAAATCCAAAAAAAATCCTATAGTAGATGATTATATTGCAGAATGTTTTCTTAAAATTGCAGAAGGATTATCGCACAAATCAAACTTCATTCGATATACTTATCGAGAAGAAATGGTTATGGATGCAGTAGAAAATTGTTTAAAAGCAATTAAAAACTATGATATAGAAACTGCAACAAGAACTGGTACACCAAATGCATTTGCATACTTTACGCAGATATCTTGGTATGCATTCTTGCGTAGAATAGATAAAGAAAAGAAACAACAAGACATTAAATTAAAATACATGGCAAATATTGATTACGAAGACGCAGTTGATAATGCGGGCGGTAATCAACAATCAGATGAAGCGGGACAACACTTAGTTGATACTCTAAGGGCAAAAATAGATGATATCAAAGGTGCTGACCGTTATTGGAAAGATGTAGTGACCGAAGAAAAGAAAAAAAGAAAAAGAAGAACGGTCAATGTTGATTCTGATTTAAAGAATTTTTTATCGGATGAGTCTTAAAAAACTTATTTGTATAAATAATACTGAATACTGAATACGCCGCCCAAGGGGGGTGTATAGCTTAGGCTAGGTATTCAGACTTCGTTCATCTTATATTTTATATAAGACGGAAGTAGGAAAACTTGAAAACCTCTCACTATCCAGTGAGGCAAGCTAGTACCTTCTTTTTGGGTCAATAAATCCAGAAGGGAACGAGACCGACAGTTTACCGAAGGAACGCTATGAGAAGGGTGTACAACGAAAGTTGTATGTACGAAATCGATTAGAAAACTGGAGGGCGAACCGATGTACTACAGAGGTATCAAACAAACTCCCGAAAATACTGCAAAGGATAAAAAGAAAAAATCCATTGCGGGAATTTATCGTGGGATTAAACATGATGTTATTAAATCTGACAAGTCTGCATCCAAGGTAAAATCACAAAGTGGTATTTATCGTGGTGTTAAACATGGTTAAGATTTAATCTTGTATCAAAAACAAGGGGGACTTAACATCCCCCTTTTTTTTAAAATACTAATGACAGTAGTACAATACTACAAAGACATAACGAAGGTATCATATAAATACTAGTACTCCATTCCCATGGTTTAAACTCAGTATCAATACTAGACCATATCTTATCAATTCTACCACTTTTCATCAATTTATCTAGTTTTTTCATATGTGTCATTTGTGTGACAATTGTGTGTCACATGTGCAAAGTATTTATACGAATTATAATTTATAAAAAAGGGAAGACATTTCTATCTTCCCTTTTGAGAGGTTTGTAGTCTTTCTCATTCCTACATGGATGTTCGGTAATCAACCCTAGTCTGATTCTACGTTAGTCGACTAGTGACTATGTATTAAATTCTTCCTCTCTTATAAGAACCCAAACCTTTATTATTAAGGTTTTCTCTTTTTTGTCTTCTAATTGCTTTATCTTTTTGCAATCTCCTAGTTTCTCTACGAGTTTCAAAGTATTCTTTTTTCTTAAGTTCTTGCATAATACCCGCATTCTTAACTTTCTTTTTCCATTTCCTAAATGCCATGTCAAAATTACCTTCTCTTACATATACAGTAAGACCCGTATCTTTAGGGCCAGTATATTTCTTTTTAGGTTTTCTATCGAATGATTTCGGACTTTGTGGTCTTCTAAATTTTCTCATGATGTGTATTATACAGATGTAATCAAATTTTGTCAAGTCTTAAATAACAAAAAACCCACTACAAGAGTGGGCTTTTTGCCGTTCAGTAAGGTTTACTCGATTGTTGCAACAACTGTTTCAACCCCATCGTGACTGCTGTTATAAACTTCCTAATAAATATTGGATGACGATATTCTCTTATTCACCCAGAATCCAATATAAAGTGTCCACGGACATCTAAATCTATATCATATTCAACTCACACTTATAACTTATTCACATACTCTGTATATTGACATTGCCGAAAAATGTTCGGAATATTTATCGTTCTTCCGACTACTTCCATGGTAAACGCTGAGTCTCGTCTCTGTTTTTTTACCACTTTTCCACACACATTCAATATCTCATACCCCAGGCTTAATCTTTCACCCAGACCTCGTATATCACCACTACTTGAATTAGGTTGATAATCTCTTATCCTAATAGGAGTACAATAAAATCTGATTTTTTTACCACCAGATGCCCTCATTAGTTTCCATGTCAAGTCCCCTTTAGCAATTAAGACCATTAACTTTCCGAACACACCAAAAGAAATAAATAACTTTCTAGTACAGATTATACCAGATAATAACGTCAATTTTCTAATTCAGTGTTTCTTCTACTTCGTTCAGTGGTTCGACCCACGGTCTCCAATCTTTACAAGGAGACGAACAAAGTACGGCAATAGTTAAATCAGGGTAGTGAAGTAGTTATTGGTTTTATTGAGTATTCCCACAATAAGGAACGACCCTTCGGTCAAGAAGGACTCTCACCACATGCTTCATCACATGACTCTACGAATTACAATAAGTCTTATGCTCTGTTTACTTTATCAATAGACAGTTTGGATAGTTTAACCAATTCAGCTACTGGATTGAACCAGGCGGGACTCGAACCCGCATACTTCCACGACTTTTGAACTTTGTGACTGTTTTAATGGTAAAAAACCCCGAAGGTGTCATATGGACTAAATCCGTACCAAGTAGGGTTTCTCTAATTTTTAAGTGTTCGCACCTCTCAAGCACACTTATAATTTATTCACTAAATTATGTATGTATTATATAGTAGTTTACATACTTTGTCAAATGTTTTTTTAGACTTTATTGTTATAAGAACAAGTATTATTAGAACTGTACCGAAACTCCACAACCGCAAGAGGCTATTTCATTTGGATTAATAATCTTAAAGAATTCATTTAATCCTTCTCTTTGATAGTCCAAAGTAGAACCATTAAGAAAAGGTAAACTAATATCATCTACGACAATTTTAAATTTACCGTAATCTACCACATTATCGTTTGGAGAGATATTATTGGTGTACTCAATAACATATTCATACCCAGAACAACCACCACCAGTGACACCAAGACGAATATTACTTTCTTCGGGAGTAAACTCTCGACATCGTTCAATAGATTTTTTAATCGCTTCATTCGTTAATTCAATATCCATATCCATTCGGGTCTTCCCACACTTGATTGTGTTTTCTATGTTTAGTTTTCTCTTCCCAATTTTCAATTGCCTTCTTAATACCTTCTTCTGCAAGAACAGAACAATGTAATTTAATAGGTGGTAATTCTAATGCTTCTGCAATCTCTTTATCTTTTATTTGTTTTGCTTCTTCGATAGTTTTACCTTTTAACATTTCAACAAACATCGTAGAAGATGCGATTGCACTTCCGCACCCATAAGTTTTGAATTTAACATCTGCAATAACATCACCTTCTAGTTTAAGGTCTAGTTTCATTACATCACCACACGCAGGCGCACCTACCAACCCAGTTGCAACATTAGGGTCGTTAGGGTCAAATCTACCCACACCATGTGATTTAGGATTTTTAAGAACATCCTCAAATCTGTCTACTACTTTATTACTATATGCCATAATACTATTTATAATTGTAGTTGATTTTACGGTAGTTCAATGTCTCGGGGATTACCCGATTTCTTACACTCTATTTTTTATCTAGGTGGTTTCGGCCTTCCACCATAACAAGTATCGTTTTACTGCAAATCCCAACCCAACTATAAGAATTTCTTTGCAATCATTGTTCGATGTTTATTCTAGTCTCACTACCATATACCACGTCTTAATTGACTTTAACAACTAGAACATCTTTTCTGAGTCTCACAACAACCAACCAACTACGACTCTTCTCT